ATGGCTATGTACGTTGGAAACGATAAGACTGTTAATAACGTGCAACGTTACGAGGTTATTTTCCATATTAAGCAGGCAATAAAGATGCTTAACTATGACGCACTTAGGTCTATAAAGTCTATAGAGATGAGTGTGGGAAATAACTTGAAGTTTATTCTTCCATCAGACTACGTGAACTATGTTAGGATATCAGTCCTTGAAAATGGTTTGCTTAGACCTTTGTATGAGAACAGGAAGGTTAACACTGCTCTTGGTTACCTACAGGATAACAACCATAATATACTGTTTGATCAGAACGGAGAAATTCTTATAGGTACATCTAGATTAGATATTGATAGACTAGAGAAAACTCTTTACGAGGGACCAGGACTATATAGCGGATGCTACGGATGGTGTGTTGATGGGTACTGGTACTTTGGTTACGAGGTTGGAGCTAAGTTTATGGTTGACCCATCAGAGCTTTCAGCAGGACCATCGTTCAGAGTTAATAATGGTGTCATAGACTTCTCTTCTGGAATTGCAGGTCATACAGTAATACTTGAGTACATATCTGACGGTATGGAGAACGGTGTTGATACAGATATTACAATACATAAGTTTGCAGAAGAGTTTATATACAGATATGTAAAGTGGTCACTACTTAATAATAAGTATGGAGTTCCTATATACGAAAAGAATTTAGCAAGAACTGAGAAGACAGCTGAGTTGAGAAATGCAAAACTTAGGTTAAGTAACATTCACCCATCTAGGCTTCTTATGTCGCTTAGAGGTCAAGGAAAACAAATTAAATAAATATGCCAGATATTAGCAATACGTTCCTCCAAGGGATTATGAATAAAGATCTTGATGAGAGATTAATACCCCCTGGAGTATATATTGATGCATTTAATATAACTGTTGATACATCTGACAATGGTAACATTGGTGCGGCTAGAAATCAGTTAGGAAACACTAACGTTGCAGACTTGTCTGCACTATCTGGTGTACAGAATATAACTAACGCTAAAACTATTGGGGCTGTAGCTAGTGAGAGAGATAACTTGATTTATTGGCTCGTTGCTTGCGATCAGTTTGATGGTATATTTGAGTACAATCAATCAAACGGAATTAGCACAAGAGTTCTTCAGTGCATGAAGGCATCTCCAACTACTCCTAGTAAGTTGAACTTTAGTCAAGAGTTTGTGGTTACTGGTATTAACTATATCAGTGGATTTTTGTTTTGGACTGACAACTATAATCCTCCAAGACGAATAAACATATCAAGAGTTAAGTCTGGACCGAATGGTATAGGTGGATACACAATAGACGACCCACGTATAGATAATGACATAAACGTTATATTGGCTCCACCTCTACATTCTCCAAAGATAAGACTAGAACTAAACAATAACTCTCAGTCAAATAATATTGAGGAGAAGTTTATATACTTCGCATACAGGTACAAGTACCTAGACAATCAGTACAGTGCTATGTCTCCGTTCTCATCTGTTGCGTTCCAGCCCAAAGACTACATGCTAGACTATAACATTGGAAACAATAAGTCAATGATCAATAGGTATAACGAGGCTAATATAACTGTATTTACTGGAAACGAGTTTGTTAAAGAGGTGCAGGTACTAATGATTGATACAAGAGCACTAAACGTGTATATTGTAGAGACAATTAATAAGCAAGCTCAAAATATTCAAAGTAATGTATTTAGAACATTTACGTTTAGCAACAACAAGACTTACAGCATAATAACATACGATCAAGTAACAAGATTATTTGACAATGTTCCACTACTTGCAAAGGCTCAAGAGTTTGTTGGTAACAGAGTTATGTATGGAAACTACACGCAGTTCTATGATGTGTTGGAGCCAGTTAGGATAGGTCTTAAGTATCTGTCTACTAATAATACCACTCCTTTAGGTCCTCTGCAAACATTCAGATCTGACAGGGATTACGAGATTGGTCTAGTATACCTAGATGACTATGGTAGATCAACGACAACACTTACATCTGACGGTAATACTGTGTACATACCACCAACGCAATCAGATAAAGGTAACAGTTTAATAGCAAGCATATATAACAATGCTCCTACATGGGCAACAAGTTATAGGTTAGTAATAAAGCAGGCAAAGGGACAGTACTATAATATGTTCCCTATATACTTCTATACTAAGAATCAGTTTAGATATTTCTTGATACACGAGTCTGACAGAGATAAAGTTCCTGTAGGCAAGTATGTTATATTTAAGTCTGATTCATCTGGACCTACATACTCAAACAAGAAATATAAGGTGTTAGAGTTAAATATGCAGCCAGCAGGATTTGAGGGAATTGCTGGAGCACAGGCAGGTCTATACTTTAAGATAAAGGTTGACTCACCTACAGAACTTAATTCAAATGTTGGGGTTCAAATTTATTGGCATGCAGCATATGGGTATGAAGGAGGATCTGTAGCTCAATCCTCTCAAAATACTAATTTTGTTGAGAATCCAATATACTATGGAGAAAATAATGGTAACGCATTATCATTAACTCAAGATGTATCGCTACCGTTAGTACCAGCTAATAATGTACCAGTATTAAATAATGATTATAGGATAACTATAGAGGTTGTTAGTAGTACGGAATTTAGATGGACAACAGATATAACTTCAAGTGGACAGTGGAACGGAAACTATACAATATCATTAGGAGTTCCGTTTCCTATTAATATAGGATCTCAATATGGTCAGAATTTTTATATAATATGGAATTCTCAACCTTCCGTAGGAGATGTATGGAAAACTAGTATAAGGTCTGTATATAATAATCCAACTTTAAATTATTTTGGAGGAAAGGGAGTATATGATGCAAATGATTTGCCACAGTGCGCAATTACTCCAAACATTTCTACTGATGTAATAATATATCCAGGAGATGTTATAGAGATAAATTACAATGAGACTGAAAATCCAAATGCTAGTAATATTCCACAGGTATTTTATAGTAATAGCACATATCAAAATATAGAGGAGTGGTTTGTTGAGTCTGGAGCATATATTGATTTTCAATATACAGATGTTAATGGAAACGCATTAGGAGCTAAGGCTGTTTCTTTTAGAAGGGGTGGTAATTTTCAAACAACAACATCTGGGACTCCACTATCAAATATAGAACTAGATTCATTTTTAACAAATGTTCCAAACTTTTTAAATTATCCAGTATATATGATTATATCTGGAAGCAACGTTAATGGAGTTACAAACAGAATGTCTGCTAGTATATATATTAGACACCTATCAAATCAGATCATTGCGGAGACAGTTCCAGATGAATCAGAGACAGATATCTATCACGAGCTATCTAGAACGTACAGACTAAAGGCTGGAAGGCATGAGGTTGTTTGGCAGTATGCAAACTACAATCAGTTTGTTAGTACAGGTACATCTATAACAGGTATACCTCTAAACAATAAAACAGTTCTAGGTCCAGTTTCACAAAACTCTCCTACATCAACAGATATGATGCATAACTTTGTTGTTGGGGAGTATATATTTGTAAGGTCAGCTGTAAGTAC